TTTTTATTTGTATATTCTTTTGATAAATATTTAATTTCATAACTTAAACCTTCCTCAGTTACTTTATTTATAATTATTTGTTTTTTTAATTTATCATTCATATTAATTATATTAAAGGAGGAGCTTTTATACTCCTCCTATTATTAATTATTGTTTTACTGATATTTTGACAACTTCTGGATTTACCATTAACTTTTGAAACTTTTGTTTATTTGTGTTCAAAATCTTTTTGATAAGAACATATTTAAGATCATCAGTTAAAGTATCATCTTTAGTAGTCAAAGTAATTAATCTATTAATTGTTTTTTGTTCAACAGTATTATTTTCAGCAAATATAAGTGCTTGATTAATTACCCTTGTTACTAATATACTTGCTATATCAGCTCTATAATCTGGGCCTGTACCAATGCAATTTCTTAAATCACGCATAACTTTTGTTTCATCATCACTAAATAAAATTTCTTTTGGAGAAATCAATTTATCTAATTTATTATTAATAAATAATGTAAACAATGTTGCAAATTCAGATCCTACAGAACCTTCACCAATCATTTGAATTAATGGTAAATTATTAGCAAAATCTGGAATAGAACTAATACAATTATAGAAAATAGTTATACTCCTTGCATTGATAGACTCTGTTACTAACTCAGGATGCAAAAGCATAAAGTTAATACATCTACCATCAATACCCGTAGACTCAGCCCAACGTGCCCAAACATCTACATCAAACTTTAACATTACAGATATAAACCTTGTCTTTTGAGCTTCATCCATAGAAGTAACTAAATAGTCACCATTATCAGGATTAGTTGTCAAAATGATATGCCAATCTTGTGGTAAAGCCCAAGAAATATATTTCTGAGTTTCAATCAAAGTCATACAAGCTTGAATAAATCTTTGGTCAGCTCTAGTATAATCATCTAATATTAAGAAACCACCACCAGACAAACCAGTAATCCATTCAGGAGGACAATAAGACATTCTTTTCTCTCCTGTAAATTCATATCCACGTTTAATATATTCAGTAGTTGCTTGCTCATCAATCCATAAACATTCACCATCAGATTGTGGTATAGCAACTTCTTCATTTTTCCAACCAGTTTGAACAGATTCAGTAATAGATTTCATAACAATTTTGCCATTCTCTAATACTTGCTTTTGAATAACTTTATTTTCATATACAGGAACTTTAGCACTAGATGTACTAACTGTTGTCCCTTGTTTACATAATTGAAATTGTCTTACTGGATATCCTACTAAATCACCTAACTCTTCAATTTCAGCTAAATTTAACCTAACACAATTTAGCTCTAATTCATTAGCTACTTGCATTATTGCAGAAGTCTTACCAAGCCCTGCATCACCTTCTACATTTACAGTTACTGGAACTTTTCCTGTAGTTTGTAAATATCTATTGTTATTCACAATATGTTTAATAAAATCTTTTAATTCATCAATATTAACTTGAACTAGTTGTTTTGCTGAGTTTTTTTTCTTTGCCATAATTAATTTAAGTGGATTGTTGGACCTGGTAGGTCATGATTCATGTTTGAGTTAGAACTTATTACCCATAATATACGTCCTTGTGCAGGAGATGGTGATGAAGCTTCACCATCAGTAAAGTATATTAAAGCAGTATATTTACTTTTGTTTTCATTATAATAGTCAATTACAGGTTGAAATGATGTACCACCTCTACCATGTATTTTAATCTCTTCTTCTTTAGGATCGTATTTACCAATATAGCTAATAGCTGTATCAGCATGAACAATAGTTATTTCAGTACCTGTTCTGTGCATATAATGGATTTCATGCATAAATTCTTGCAATTCAGTACTACTTACTGAACCAGAAGTATCAATAGCTACCATTATGTGTTTTCTTTGTTTAATTTTTATACCAGGATTTTCAGAATATCTTTTATTATATTTTCTTCTAGATTTCTTAGTATAAACTTTAACAGAACCACCTGTAAATCTTCTTAAATAACCTCTCCAATCAAACTTGGGAGGATCAACATGATTTAATCTTTCTAAAATTTCAGCAAATTCTCCTGGTATACTACCAGCTAGTTTACTTGCTTGTTCAGCTAAAGCTTTTATGATAAATTCTGTTTGCTTTTGTATAAGCTTTTGTGTAGCTTCATCAAGACCTTCAAATTGACTTCTGTCATGATTAGGTACTTGCATTAGATTACCATTACAATCTTGAGTAATACTTTTTCCTTCTGCAATAGCATCTAATACAGCTTGTAAATTTCCTCCACTGCATTGTGGATTATTTTGTTTAGCTTCCATTAGCTTGTCATAATAATACTGACAACCTTTTCTAGGTTCTAGATTTAAATCTGGATATGTAGAAGGTAATTGAGGTCCTGGAGGTAACCAATCTTCATCAATATATTGATTAATCTCAATATCTTGTGCAATATTAGATATCTCATGATCTGTTTGATGGTTAAAATCTGTTAAATGAAAAAATCCAATATGCAATAATTCATGCTTTAACAAGCCCATTTTTTGTATATCAGCTAAACTGGTCCAAAAATCTTCATTAATTATAAGATTATAATTAATTCCATTTAAACCTACACCAGCTGTGGGAATTCTTTTATCCCAAATTTTATTTAACATTATTAAAAAGATACCATAAAATGGTTCTTTGAGCATTAAATTTTTACTTGTTTTTGATAAACTCTCAACTAATTTTTGACTCATGTAATTTAAAATTTAAAGTAATGTCAATAGATTCAATACAATCATCATAATCAGCTAACATTGTTTGTTTTAAATAATTTGCAAACTTTGTAAAAAAGAATTGTAAATTATTATTACTAACTTTTCTTTCACAAAGTATAGATAGTATTTGTTTATAAGTTATTACAGTATCAACAGCTATATTTAAGTTTTTTAAAAATGCTATTTTCTTTGGAGCATGTTCAGCCCATAATGTATTTGAAACATTAGATAGCTTTTTAATCAATAATAAATAAACCAAATCAGATTCTATATCAGCTTCTTCTATACAAATAAGACCTAAAACAACATTTTCTTTGTCAGGTGACTGCAACATATTCATAACATTATCATATGTATCAGTTGTTAATTTTAATTTTTCCATTATTTTTTTTGTTTATAAAATCTACCAAGAATATTACCATTCAAATACATATCATTTTCTAATACTTCAGCTATAAACTGATGGTTTACCTCTTGGTAAGTTAATTCAGTTTTACTATAACATATTTTAAGAATATATCTTTGAATAATGATATTATCTTTATGTGCTTGTTTCAATACATCATTACTACTATAGTAGTTTTGATAAACAGACTTAGTTACTATTTTGTACTTTTTAAGTCTTTTATCAGTAGGTGCAGTTTTTTTACCTAATTTAGTTTTAGTATTAGAAAAGAAGTTTTTCTTTCCAATATAACTAACAGCTTTATTATTAATAATAGCTGTCATCTGATATATAAATCCTACTGCATTTTCTGGAATATCATTATCATCAAAGACTTTTCCATTGTATATCCAACTCATATTACCAATTTATTAGTTCATTAGCTTTTTCTATAATCTCTTGTTTTAATTCTTCTGTAAGAACAACAGGAGTTTGTATGCTATTTATCCATTCTATAAATTCTTCAAAAGGATTCATTGTTTATTTTTTAAGGCATCAGTTAATAATGGTTTTATAACTTCTCTAACATTCTTAACACCTAAGTCTCTAATAGAGTCGGATAGATCCTTGCTTAAATTTAAATGGACAAATGGAAGATCATATTTGTCCCTATATTTTTGCATAGCTTTAATTCCAGGTTCATCATTATCAAATAAAGTACAAATACTTTCATATTTATGTTTATAAGATATAAGATATGATTCTTGGATTAAAGTATTTTCACTATCAGGAGCTATTGCTTCAGCATTTTTAAAACCTAATTTATTAAAAGCCATTATATCTTTTAATGAACTACAAATAACAAGATATGGTACTTTTAAAGTAAGTTGGTCACTGCCTTGGATATAATCTTCTACCTTAATAAATTTGTTTTCCTTTACATAAGGTTGATATATCTTATACATAGTCCCATCTTTTCTAAAATAACCATAGATATTATATCCTTTAATAGTAATTTGTTTAAGATTAGAATCCTCTTCTTTTTCCATTATATAATACTCTAAAGGAAAAACATTATATTTTTCTAATTCTTTAGAATCTATATGGAATTTAGTCCAGAATTTTGCATCTAAATTAGTCCAGGTTCTTTTACTAAAGTCTGTTACTCTATATTTTTGATGTACTTTAAACTCACGTAAAGAATAGTCTTCTTTGCTAGTAAGAATAAATTGATTATAATCCTCTATAATTTTAAATGATGCTTCTCCTCTACTAGAAAGATTGAATAACATTTGTACTAATGTTATGGCATCACCTATAATATCTGTAGAAAAATCTTTAAACTTATATCTTTTACTACTAGGTATATAATAAATACATAAAGAAGGAACTTTATCATTTGGATTAAATACTGATTTTATTTTAACATCTTGTCCTGTTAATTTTTCTGTAAGTTTAAGATAAAATTCAAACGTCCATTCATTAGGAATATTATTTAAATCTGCTACTAAAGTTGTATTTATCATAATGTTAAATTAAATAAAAAGAGAGGATTGCTCCTCTCCTTTAAATTATATCAATTAAATATTAAAGTACAAAATCATCTGATGCTGCATCTGGAGTACTAACTGAATCATCAGCTGTAAAATTAGCAACTGATTCAACTTTCTTCTTAACAATATGAACTGTTTCATTAAATACAGCTACTTTACTTTTTTCTAAACCAGCTAACTCAAATGGAGTACCTCCTTTAGTGAATTTAGGAAAAAACAATTCATGAGCAACATATTGTTTATTCATATATTCTTTACCAGCTAAACAAGTATTGATATATAAATCTTTATATGGTGCATCAAGAATGAATGCTTCTACTAAAGACTCAATTGTAGCATGTTTACCATTTTGTGACGGTAACCATTCTTTTTTATCAATTGCTTCACAAAAAGAACTTAAGAATTTTAATATTTCATTATCTCTATTGATTTTAACACCACTCTTTGTTGTTGAATCAGCAAAAGACCACAAGCCAGCTTTAACTCTAGCAACTTGTCCTTTATGTCTTCCTAAAGACTCATTGTCTTTATCTAAGAAAAATCCTTGAAATTCTTCTCCCAAATCTGGACCTTCTACATAAAATAATAAATCATAAGCACCAGGAATAAAAATAAAAGGTTTTAATTCTACTTTAGTAATAGTAACAATATGGTTACCTGGTTCTAATGTTTTTTGTACTCCACCCCCACTCTTAGGGATATCAATTGTGTTCAATGTTGACATAATTTTGATTTTTTTTTTGGTTATTAATTGTTGATAAATTATTTATTAATCTATATAAATTTGATCCCAATGAGATACAAGCTTATTGTCTATCATTTCTGATATAACAATCTCAGCATTTCTTAAATGATCTGGTCTTGCACCACACCCTACCTCATCAGTAGTTTTGAAAGTTAAAACATTTTGATTACCCTTACGGAACATATAACCAATAGCATCAGAGTCACTGCAAGTAATTCTTTTTATCTTACCAGTTAAATCTAAGTCCATTGCACTAAATTCTTTACCATTCTTTTCTAATAAGACATCTTTAACATGTCCAACTAAAATCATCCGTGGAGCCCAGGTTTTGATATACTCAATAATCTTACTAAATGCTTCTCTTAAATAAGGATAACCAGCACCCATAGGCATATTAAGAATATTACCATAAATCTTTTTACCAGAATCATCAGCATATCCACTTCCATCAGCATTGGCTTTAAACCAATTTTTACCCATAGAAGTACGTGAATATATTAATTCTGCATAAGGTATGCAAATTTCTTCTAATGCAGTAGCTGTATCAACTACAATTCCAGCATAAGGATTACCAGCATCTTTAATAGCTTGGCCTATCTTTTTAATATCATCAAATGATTTAGCTTTAACCTTTAAAGCATCAACATAATCAGTTCCATCTTCTAAATCTAGAATTAACCAATTTGGTAATTGTGCTAGAAGACTTGTTTTACCAGTTTTAGGCTTAGAGAATATAATCATATTCTTTGGGCTCTTGTGTGTTGCTTTAATAGGCTTTGTTGGTAATACAAACCCTGTAGACGCTTCTGTTTCTTTTTCTTTTCCCATTTATTTTGTTATTAAATCATTTAACCACTTCTTTTTACTAACTGGTTTCTTCATATGAATAGCAGCATAATCTCTTAAAGTCATTCCTGACATAGGAGAATCCATATCATCTGGATGAATTGCTGATAATTCATCTACATTACTTTCTTCTTGAACTTTTACTTTTTCAACTTTTTCTTTTGGTTCTGATTTTGTTATAATTGTATTCAACATTGGTTTATCAGGTACTGTAGCAATAACTAATTCAGTTATTGGAACAAAGTATCTTACATTTCCTGTAACTGGATCAGGATCTGATGTAATATATTCCTCTTCATAAAAAGGATTATATTTCCATATTAATAATGCTCTTGGAGGAAATCCAGGAACTTGTTCAGGACTCATATCTTTACTACAAAATTCTAGATAGATATCCTCATTTTTATTAGTTATTTCATTTTCAAAGAAACCAACGTGTTTTTCAGTCAATCCTACTGAAGTAGGAGAGAAGGCCATTTTTGCTAAAACTTTTGCATTTGGAACATTTAGTAAATCTAATGTTTTTTGGTGAAAAGCTTTAATTTGTAATAATTTTTCTTTGTTTGTTAAAATTGCTGTTGCCATATTAAATTGTTCTTAAGTTTTGTTTTGGTGGAGTCAAAGCTTCATTAATAATCATATATTCAAATTCAGTATTAAAAAAACTCATACCAGTCTCACCATTTCTACACTTTAAAAAATGCATTACTAAAACTCTTTTATCAGCTATAATAAATCTTTCTGGACCATAAAACTTAATGTTATATTTTCCAGGTAAATTTAATCCAACTACAATATCAGCATGTTGTAATAAAGCATCACCTCCAAATATATCTGAAGTTAAAATGTAATTACCATATTTACCATCTTCATTTCTATCTAAAGACTCTACATTTCTATTAAGTTGACTTAATATAATAAAAATAACTGGATATTTCTTTTTAAGTTTAGTTAATCTTTCACCTAAATTGTGTAATGTTTCCTGTTTATCTTTTTCATTAGAAGCTTTTTTCAATAAAATTGAATGGTCTAAAGTAATAATAGTCTTAGTATGTCTTTTTATAGAAACTGAACTACCATCAGCTTGAGATACTGTCTCAACAAAATGGAAATCTTCCATATATTGGTCAATAATATGTTCAAACTCATCTACTGTAACACTAGTATCTACTACATCTATTGGAGCATTACTATTATTTATTGCATATTGTTTACATTGTTCAATGATTGCATCATCAACAACTCCTTCTGCACTACATAATTGTTTATAAGATGTTCTAGTTTTACTTGAATATCTTCTTAATGCTGTTACTCTTGGATGCATTTCTAACTGAAATTCTAATACACGGAACTTTTCATTTGGATTTAAATTATGAGCTTCAGTTATTATTAAATCTTTAATACAAGTTTTACCAGTACCAGGTCTACCTGCAATAATATTAATAGTATTCCATTCTAAACCATCAATAGTAGCATCATTAAATTTTGGCCAAGGAGTTTTAATACTTGTAATAAGACCAGCTTTTCTCTTTGTCATGTAATTAATAGCTTCTGCAAAACCATTATTTTGACTTTTCCAAGGAGTTATAACTTTTTTACTCATTCTTGTTGGTTTATTATTAAATTATTTTTTCTTCAAAACGAACTTCAGCAATAGTAGTTCCACCACTTTCAATCATAGCACAATAATCAGCTAAATCTGAAGTAATACTTTTATCATTTTCTTGTTTTTTGATAAAATATCTTGCTGTTCTCATATATTGCCAATCTTTTAGCTCATATTCATTTACATAAGCAATAGTTGCTTTAATAACAGTTTCCCAAGAATAATTATGATTTTTGAAAAACCATGAAAAATTAGTTAATAGATTATTATATGAACCACGTGCTAATTTATTGCTTGGAAGTTTAATTTTAGGAAAAATATTATTAAACTTATCAATCATAGATTCATAGTCTTTACCTAATATAGCACTATCTACTATTTTCTTTTGGACTTTAAAATATGACTCAACTTCTTCTATTAAAGACAACCCTTTAGGAGTAATTTTATCTTTATTAGTAAATTCATTAAGTTCTAAAGCTCTAAGTTCTTGATGAATATTAATCCCAACACTAACTATATTTTCTTTTTTACAATATAGTAAATAAAACTGATTAGGTGTTAATTTTTGTTGGTTCATCAAATTGAACATTTGCATCAATTCTGTTTCTTTTTTGGAGATCATCTTTTAATTGTTTTAATATATTAATAGTTAATTTGTCTTTTATTTCAATTAATTCAGGTACTATTTTCTGACTATGTAGTATAGTTGCATGATTAAAATTGAAAAAACTACCAATATCAGATGATCCAAATCCGTATTCTAAAGCTATAAAAAATACACAATGTCTTAGTGTTACTAATTCCCTGTATCTTTTTTTAGTTTTTATACCATCAGGGCATTTAATAAAAATAGGTAAACAATTTAAAACTGTATTAGCTGAAATTTCTAATTGATATAACCTGCTTTTCTTTACTTGATCATCTAGAAAGTACTGTACTTGAGGATAAATACCAAATTTTGCATTAAATTCTTCTTGGAAATTGGTTATAAAGGTATAAATTTCTTCTTGTTTATTATTCATTTTTGTAAATTTATTAATTATATTTGCATTCTTAATTATTAACAATGGAAACTAAAAGTAAAATAGCCTTTGAAATATTAATAATAATCATTATATGCTTAATAGCTTTTATAATATTCAGAAAACCTGAAGTTATTATTACTAGTGGCAAAGAACAATTATTAGAAGATTCTATTGCTTTATTAACTAAAACTATTAATAAAAGTGAAATTCATCAACATATACTAGAAGAACAATATGATAGTCTTCTTAATCTAGATCCTAAAATAATAATAAGAACTAATGAAAAAATTAAATTTATTTACTCCACTGCTACTCCTAGTGAACTTGACAGTATCATACGCACAAACTGGAAAACCAACCTCAGATACCATTAAATCTTATGGAGTAACGGAATTACAATTTATAGCATCTACTCTTGTAGAAGGTAGGGCCTGTGATTCTCTTCTAATTAATGCAAATAATAAACTTGCTAATAGAGACACCCTTATAATAGAAAAAGATATAACAATTAAAGGTCTTAAATCCCAAGTTCAATTAAAATCTCAATTAATTGATGCTAAAAATGAAACAATTGATGAATGTAATGCTACAATAACCAAAGATGAAAAACAAAAAAAGCTTCTCAAATTTGGTTGGATATCATCTATTGTATTCCTTGGGGGTATAATGACTTATATAATGGTTCTTCACTAGAATCTATTTATGTATAGAATCTAAATCTCTTTCATAATATTTAATACCATTTATTTCTAATTCAGTATTATAGTTTAACCATTTTACTTTTTGGTCTTTAAACTCTATACCAGATTTAAATTTAATATATTTATATTTTAAATCAAATATCTGAGTAAAGAATATAACATACCAGAAAATAAATACTATAATAAAGAATACGTATATTATATATTTTTTCATTGTTTTAAAATTTAATTAATAATTAGTCACGTTATCTCCACTATAGGAAAGTATGAAAACATATAGTATCATAGACACTACATCACCATTATAGCTGACATACTTCTTCTTCGCTTTTTATTATAATGGCAATGATGACTCTTATTTTTTTATTCTTTGTCTAAATGCATTTTCATGTTATTTGTTTTTTGATTTTAATAGTTCTTGCTTTATAAATTTGTTTATGATTGTAGAACAAGATTTACAAATATTATCATATCTAACAGCATCAGTTAACTTTATGTAGTTTGTACTTGTACTTACAGCATATCCATTTTTGCTAGTGGATACTTTACAAATATCACATGTTTCTGTTGTTACACTTACTATTTTTATTGCCATCTTATTACTTTTTACAGATTTCTATTAATTTATCTAGACAGGCTTGTTCTGCTTCTTCATAGGTTAATTGTTTACCATTTGCTCTTTGCATATCTGGTGCTTCAGCTTTCCATTCTTTAGTATAAGATACATCTACAAAAGTTATTTCATAAATAGCATCTGACCATTTTCCAGGTTCATATTCATAAGAAGGAGACCATGTTATTTCTGCATGTAAATTATACTTCTCTCTAAACCATCTTAAAGCCATAGAATTACATACAGTTTTATGAATATCATTTAATGATAATTCATCAAGATGTTCAGGTGTCATATCAGTATCTTTTAAATTATGAGTTTCTGATAACCATTCAAAGAACCCTAAAGATTCTAATTCATTATATATTTTCATTTGTTATGTATTTAAAAGTGAATCCACTACATTGTTTTTGTTTACCTTTACAGCATCGTTATTTTATATTAGTTAGTGAGTAAGCCTTTAAGATTGTTTCTATATCAATTCCACCGCTAGTACCTTCTTGTACTGATTGATAATATTCATTATCCATATCAGCATTTTCACTAGCTTCTTTTAAAGCAGCTTCTACATGTAGTTTAGCAAATTCAATCATCATCTGATAGTCAACAGGATATGTTTTCATTGGATGATGAGTTTTAGCAAACTCTTCTGCTGTTGGTATATTATTTTCCATTGTCTACAGGTTTAGGTGTACATACATGACCATCACTCCATTTAATTCCTGGAGGAGGTGTTAATTCTGGTGAGCTGTACTTGGTACCACACTCACTACATATAAATTTATTCATTGTCTTGTTTTTTAATTAAATCTCTTACTACAAGCACGGGGAAAGTAAATGTCTTAAAATTGGTGTAGGCGTAACCATGGAGGAAGGTGAAGAGGTACGCAATAGTTGCGTTATACTCGGTACTGCTCCAATAAGTAGCTTTATCTATTAATCTATCATTATAAAGCATAAAACATTCTTCAATGGTAGGTAATCTCCAACCATCTCCTAGTTTTTTAACTGCTTTTACAGCATTATTCCAAGTCATTTCTCCTAAATTATCTGGGTGTAACTCAAAATAATAATGCTTATCAACTATTATTTGAGATTGTTTAATTATAGGTGTATATTCTACACCATCTATTACTATGTTTTTCATTGTCTTATTCTTTTGGTGTCATATTAATTTTCTTCATAATAAACTGTTGTTGGTTGAACTTCAATTACATTGCATATTTCATCAATAATGCAATCTCCATATTCTTCACAATTATATTTAATAAGAATTTCTCTTATTTTTTCATGTTTAATTTTTAATTTTTCTATTTCTTTTGGTGTCATATTAGTCTTGTTTAAAAGTTTTATTGTAGTATTGTTCTGCTGCTATATTACCTGGTCCAGGTCCATGATACAATAAAATATTTGCAGCTTCAATTATCTGCTCCTTCTCCCTTTGTTTAGCATCTTCAATAATATCCATTATTCCTTCATGTTGATCTTCAGGGATTAGTTGTTCTACTAACCATTCTACTGCTGTTTGTTTCATATTAGTCCGAGTTTTGTAAGTTGTTTAGATACTTTAGGTTTCTCTTCATCACTGATGCTATCAAAATAACAGTTCAGAATATCAAAAGCTTTCTTGTATTTTTTCATATCATTTTGAGCCATTTTATAACCATGAATAAAGTTTTGTCTATCATTATATCCTCCAAGATAACCATAGTATTGCTCTGTTGCTAACTTTTTTATTTCTTCTTTGCTTTTCATATGTCTTGTTTGTTTAGTAATAAAATTAAACTTTCATAATCTACTTTAATATCCTCATATCCTTGTTTGTTTTTTTCTTCTACACCTTTTATCAATTCATTAGCAAAAAACCTTAACTGCAATTCTGTGTATTTCTTATCAACCATATCTTCTTGGCATTTAGTGTAGCCTACAACATAAGCATCTTCATTGTAGGGTTGTTTATCCCAATATTGTTCAGCTAATTTCTCTATTTCTTCTTGTGTTTTCATATTAGTTTATCCATTTTTATTGCAGTATTTTTTACACTTATCAATTAGTTAGCAATCATTTTGCTTTTAGTCGTTTACCACATTGCTTACATTTTATTTCACCTTGTTTAATCAAATAATCTTGATAATCTTCATTTAAGTCGCAAAACGAATTGCTAACAAAGTATAAACGTAATGTTTTCAGTTTTTCAATCAATCTTTTTATCATAATTTAAAGTTTTGTTTTTCAATTTAAGTTCAGATAAACACTACATTTATACTCAACCGTTACCTTGTATAATATTTATAAATTCCATTTTGTTGTTTTCTTGTGTAATTTGAGTTATGAAATCTTTTCTTATCTACAGCATTACAACTGTAAATAAAAATAAATAAGAATATTATTAATAACTTTTTCATTTTACCAGATCATTTTATATTTATAATAATTATGCATTAAGTCAGATATTTTATTAAATACATCATCACAATCCCAATTTCCATTTAAAGTATGAGCTGCTGATGCAGGATGACTTGTATATAATTTATGATTTCCCTCATCAACTTGTTCTTCCCAACTTTTGGCTACTTTACCCATAAATACATATATTAATCCTGGTTTAAAGGTATTTAAAATATCAATTAAAAAAGCAATAAAAGATTGCCATAAATCATAATGCTTACCAACTTTTCCTACTGAAGTAGTAAGAGCTGAGTTTATTAATAATATACCTTGATTTGACCATCTTGCTAAATTGGGATCCCAACTATATCCTTTATTAGGATATATTGTTCTTTCAATTTCTTTAAAAATATGTTTTATTGAAGGTGGTAAAAATGTACTATTACTGGCAGAAAATGCTATTCCATCTGCTACTAAAGGATACGGATACGGATCTTGTCCTATAATAACACATTTTAAATTATCATAATTACATTGTTCAAAAGCCCTAAATACATTTTTTAAAGGTGGAGTAAATCTTTCATTATCTTTTGCTTCTTTATATAGTTGTTCTAATATCTCATCAAAAGCATTACTAAATATAAATGTTCTTAATTTTTCCCAATTCCCTAGCTTTAATTTATCATATAACTTATACTTAACTTCTTCTAAATTAACATTATTTAAATCACTCATTTTTTTGTATGTTTAAAATTATTATTATATTTGTGGCATGGCAAAAATTACATATCCAACAATTCCAGAAGATGTATTAATTGACCTTAAGGTTAGTGGTTCATTTTATCAAGCATTATCTCAGCTAATATTAGCTCTTACACAAGAACTTTCTAATGAAGAATATGCAGCTTGTCTTGATAAAATTAAAACTAAAGAACCAGCTAGTAATGCTAAAGAGTTAAATATACTTTTAATGGTATCCTTATTATTTTCTTTAGAACAAGGTGCTAAAGATCAAGGTTTAAATAAAGACGTAGAAATAGATATTCCTGATGAATCAGAAAAATCTACTTCTTAGTAAATATTTGGTTAAAATCAATACCAATTGTATTACCTATTTCTATAATAGCTTGTATAGTTAAACTTAATTCAGCTTTACTACATTTACCAAATGATTTACATACCATATATAATTCATTATCAATTTCTTTTTTAATACATAATCCAGCAGCTCTTTTTACATTAAATTTCATTTCTTCAAATGTAGAACCTGTATCCATTGCAGCTTCTCTAATGCATTTATGAATTTTTGCAAGCTGATCTAATGTTCCATCATCTACATTAGCATCAAAAAATACATCAACATATTGATCTTCTTCCATTGCTTTAACAAATTCTTCATATTGTTTAGCATTTGAAGAATTTACATAAACTAATTTACCATTATCCTTCTTAAGATGTCCGGTAAATATTAAATTTTTTTGTCCCATATTAAATATTTGTTTCATAATAAAACATTGATTCTGATTCTATAAAATCTCCTGCATGTGGTAAATATTCAGCAATACCTCTATAAGAATTTCCTGGTTCTACTGAAGTCATATTCCAAGATACAAATGGATATTTTTTAATAAAAGCTTTACACCATATAATAGGTAATCCGTATTTTGATGTAAATTGAATTTCAAATAAATGTGAAAAATCTTCATCTTCTTCCCATATTTCAGGATAAATATAATCTATATCAAAATATTCATTTATTTCTTCGTATATATCATTAAATATTTTTTCATTAGGTATGCGTATATATATACTTGTATCTGCATAATTTGCCATAATTTTATTAAGTTTTATTTGTGGAGATAATGAGATTTGAACTCATAACCAGGTGTTTCTAATGTTTCTTCTAGCTCTAACATTGAGCTTATATCTCCTAAGTCGTATAGACTATGATTGTGGTAATTCATTACTTTCTTCAAATTCATCAGGATCTGGACCAATATCAAGAGGTTCATCTGGTGATACGTATCCTGGATTCCATTCTGGATTAGTTGATTCTTGTGGTACATAATGTCCACGTTTTGCAGCTTCACTTCTTAAGTTTCTATGATATAGTTCTTCATCATCTGTATGAGTTCCTTGTGTTGGTTCTCCCATAGGAACCCAATCTTCATCACACTGATAAATATCAATAGATAGATTTACTGCAAAATCTTGTGTTATAAATTTTATTTTTTTAGTACCTTCCTTCTTTGGATCTGGTAGTAATAAGGCTGTTACTGGCATAATTATCTTTTTATTGTTACTTTATAAATTTTTAATGAAGCTACTGGTTTTAAATCAATTTCAGTAAAACTAACATTAGGTTGTTCTAAGGGTTTTGTTACAGTATTGAAAGTTATATTTTTCATACTATCTTTATAATCCCAACATTTGTTAAATACTGTTATAAATGAACTTGTTCCAATTGTTTTCTTAATTGTTACTAAAGGTCCATTTTGATATTCATCAAACATTTCTTGTTTTTCTATTATACTATCCATTTATTCTATTTTTGATATTAAGTTATTTTCTAACAAAGCTGTACAAATTGGTAATAATTTTATTATTGAACCTGATTTAACAGCATATTTACCTTTATAATGAATAGTTAAAGCACATTGTTCTGCTTGAAGTTTATCATGTTTACAATATTTTACTAAACATTCAATAACATGTTCAAAACTGTTTAAATCATCATTATAAATAATAATTGATTTTTGATCTGATAATAAATCAGCTACCAATTTCTCTGCTATGTCAACATCTGTAATTTTTTCTGTCATTTTTTAAATGTATTTAATTTTACTTTGGTCAAATGATGATAAAGAACTAAGTACCCAATCTTCATCAACTGTATTTTTATAACATAAAATATGTATTACTGCTTTATCATTTGGATTAAGACGTAAACATCTTCCAATTCTTTGAGCTGTTTTACGTTCATTACCATAGGCATGAAGTATAATACTTTCTTTTAATTCTGGAATATTAATACCTTCAGATAATTGTAAAACACAAGATAACTTATCTATTTTACCTGTTTTAAAAGCTTCTAGACAATCTTCTGATAAAGGATTATTGCTATGATAACTATGTTTACATAATCTATCAGCTTGTTCCATTGTATTAGCAAATATTATACATTTATCATTGATGTTAAGCATTAATTGTTTAGCTAATACTTCTTTACTAGGAAATTCCATCATAGCTTTCATTCTCATGATTCTAGTAATTTGGGTATCTTTAGCTGTTCTTGAAGCAGCAATACGTCCAGTCCAATAATCATACATGTTTTGTTCAGATGTATACCAAGTTTTATCTTTCTTTTCTACTTTAATATTTCTATTAGAATTTAATGATAAATTGTGGACAATAATTTCATATTCATTTAAAATATCATCTTCTATTGCAGCATCTGTTTTATATGTATAAATTATAGGACAAAATTCATCAACCATTCTTCCTTTTTCAGAACTTTTAAATTTTGGTGGAGTACCTGTTAATCCTATTATTTTACCATAATAATTATTCAACCATTCTCTATGACTATATAGTAATGAATGACATTCATCTAAATAAACAACATCATAATTAGAATCCTGTTTATCTAAAGATAAATATGTAGAAAATTTAATATGTGGAATAAGATGTGACAAATTAAATTTTACTGCATCATCTAACCAAGATTGTTCAATTGACTTTTTTGGTGCTACAACAAGAAATTCACAATAATCTGTATAATTTTTATTCATATGTTGTAAACCAATGAGAGTCTTTCCAACTCCCATTGATATACCCACACCACATCTATTATGTGGAAGAATTGCCAATAAAGCTTCCTCTTGAATTTGATTTTTATCTTTTTTCATGATTTACTTTATAGTTTAATTTAAAAGTTTTTAATTCTTAGATAGTCTCTCCAAGCTTCTTCATAACTAAATGCCCAAATTTTATAACCATCTATTTCAAATAATCTTTTTTCCATTATTTATCTAATCTAAGACCTAAACACACTGGAAATCTTGGTATACCATCTTCACTATATCCAAAAAATCTAATTTCAGCCATTTTACCAATATATTCATCTTTATTTGATAACCATTCAGCTCTTTCTTCATGAGGTAATTTCATTCCAGCTTTAAATTTGTTACCTTTTATTTCAAATATTGGTGTTCCATGTAATGGATTAGCATCATTAGGTATAATATCAATAATTACAGTTGAAACATCATCAAAATCTTTATTTTTTAATAAAGATTGTGAGTTTTTATTTGATTCATAACCTTTATCATTAATACGTACCATTGAACCTTCATAACCTTGTTCTAAATATTTCTGATGTTCTGTATTTAAGTCAGATTCATTAAATATTTGAGAAGTTGGTACTAATTTTATACTAGTAGAATTTATTTTATCTACTACAAGTTTAACAAAATTATATCTTTCATTAAATACTTTAGTACTTACTATATCATACATATGAAAACAAATCTTTTCAGTTTCTCCTGGTTTTACTTTTTTGAGTAATCTCATGTTTTCTTGAAATGTTAGTCCATGTGCATATAATTCACCATCTAAAATATAATTTGAAGTTTGTGATATAATTGGTTTAATAGCATCTATAATATGTTGCATTGTAATAATATCTTTTCCAGCTCTAGACATTAATCTTATATTACCATCTTTAACTATTATAAGACATCTCATACCATCAAGTTTTGGCTGTACAAATATTTGCTCATTCCAATTGATTTTGTCTTTTCTATCAGAGAAATTATTAGCTAACATTGGCATAACTACTACAGTAGTTTTAGCTTCTTCAAGTGATAAAAAATATCCTTCAGATAATTTTTCTTCCACTTTACTCATTGCCTCTAATATTGCTTGTTTTTCAGGTGTAGTTTCATTGGATTTACCAATGTTTTTACCTTTGCATGTTTTAGTGTGTAATACTTTACCACCATCTATAAGTCCTGATTCTTGATTAAGATCAGCATTTTCTGTCCATATGTGTAATACTCTTTCTTTTTGTTTGCTATCTAATTTAAATAGCTTTTTTGAAAAACTTTGCATAATCTATAAAAATAAAGGCCAAAATATACTTTTTAATTCAGCAACAAAGAATCCTAATATTAAAGAACTCCAGAAACCATGAGTTTGTGCATACAAGTACCAAAAGTACAAAGCACAAAATTGTGATACTATTAAATAAAACCACACTAAATAAATCCACGTATTTTTCATATTTTTAAGCATTTAAGTTTACTCCTGGTAGCTTCATTTGTTCAGCCACAGTAACATCAATAAAAGCCACACCTGATGGTGGAGCTGGATGAGGTGCAAATAATGTATTAGCAACTTCTTGTTCAACTACCCATACATTACCAGATCTATAAGGATTAGTAACATCTGTAGTTTTCTTTTCTACTGCACCAATTAATACAAAACCTTGTTTCATAAGATCTTTGCATTTATCACATGGTTCAGAACTCCATATTATATTTTTTTCAATTTTCCCATTAGCTGTTAAAGCACATATAGGACAAGCTTCATTAAGTTTAGCCATTATTTATAATCTATTAAGTGAAAAGCCTCGTTCTTTGGCCCATTCTGGATTCATTTCAATATACAAATGACATTGGTGACATACTGCCAAAAAGAATTCTGGATTAATATATAGTTTACCTACTCTACCTTTTTTATGGTGACATTGAGTTGCTTCCCCAGAACATACATCTTTAATATTAGCTTGACATAAAGGATGTTCTTCAAGTAATTTTTTTCTAAGTTTACTATATTGTTTATCTTGAATAATTCTTTTATCAGATTTAAAAGATATTCTTTTTTTAGGTTGCTGGTCTACAAGAACTTTTATAGCTTTTTTAAGTTTAATGTCAAACTTAACTTTTTTGTGTTTAACCCAACAACTTTTACAATAACCAAGTCCTTTGTCACGTTTCCAGATATGTTTAAGAATAGTGCATTCTGCACAAATTTTAAGTTTTATTTGCATTAATTTTAATTTTAAAATAAAGAGGAGTCTATCTAATAACTAGTTGGTTTACTGGCAACTCCAGCATTAATTATTTTGATTTAAGACTCCTCTTACACCCATCACAGTGTTTCTTCTTGTTCTTTGACATCAACTTTTATACTAGTTTTGTCTTCTAATTTGTCAGTATGTATACTATTCTTTTTTCCAATCAATACACCATTTCTAAATGTTCTATTAAGTACAACAATACTGCTTCTGATTTCTATTAAATCATTTTGCTGTTTCATCATTTGCTTAAGTAAAGCTTCTTCCATTTCATTGTCTGCTGATAGTAATAATGATACACCACCATTAACTAAAAATTCTATTTGCATTATATTTCAAATTTAAAATTAATACTCTTTTCTACTTCATCATATAATTTTTGATCACTGTCTTTTATCAAAGAAACTATAGGTTCAAGTATACCATCTATCTCTAATAAAGTATTATAGATATCAGATTTCTCAATATCATTTAATATTTTATTAGGAATAGATTCTTTATAGTATACTTTGCCAAATATAGGGAGATCCATATCTCCATCTATAGTCTTTTCAGTCAACATATCTTTAAAATCATTTAATGTACTAAGATTTTCTAAATAAAGAAAAATCAAGTGTTTGTTGTTTAATCCACGGAAGTCTACCATTATTTATAGCTTTTAATTCATAAAAATCTTTTGGCAAGATGTTTTCATGTATAAGTTTAGTTATTATTTGTTTTTTTGAAACTCCTAAGTTACTAAAACTTATATTACAGTCAATAGATTCATCTACTTCATTAGC